GGAAGAGAAGTCGACTCACTACCACTGCATTTTCGCGGAACTGTATCCTCACCAGGATTGTGTGACAATTACGTCATGCACCTAACTGGATGTTGAACACAGGGCAAAGATACAATGGTAGTGAGCCATAGAAAACAACAGATCTAATGACTTGATCCTTAAACAAGATCATCAGTTATTATTTCCCGTCAGTTTAACGTCGTGACGAGGACGTTTTATCAACAAAGATAATAATCAGGCCACCTTAAGAATGTTCAGATAATTCGTCTGGTCATTCAGAACTAAGGTTCCCGTCGCAGTAATTTCAACTGTGATTCGGAGAGTAAAAGATGCGGAAGAACTAATAGCGAATTGGAAGGGGTACTGCCCGGAAACGGGCACACCTGCTACTGATCCGTTAAAAGTAAGTATAGTTGCAGGGACCATAGCGGAACCATCCTGGAGAGCTATAAGCTCGACAGTACCGGCAGCTCCTGTAGAGGAGCCACCAGAAACGATGGCAGAGACGAGGTAGGAACCAGCTGGAATAGTATAAACTCCACCCGATCGGGTAATCCCGAGAGTGTTATAGTTTTCACTATCCCAGACGATATCTTCCGCGACTCCAGTTGCGAGGGCTTGATCCCCTCCAGTTATCTGGAAGGAAGCAAGACCACCGACATTTCCGGCTCCAGCATTGCTAGGGTTTTGGGGAATATGAAGTTCGACCTCATAATCTACCCAAAGCTTACCTATAGCATTAGTGTCGTCACAAGTGACAGCACAAACAAATACTTGACCCGCATCATAGGTCTTCAAATCAGTAGAAGAGATTAATCCCGTTCTAATATATTTACGAGGGCCCATAGGGAACATATCTTGGACATTTAAGTCTAGGAACTGTTCTTTCCATGGGGAATCCTCAACTGCTCCATCCATCTGAGACGCAACTACCTCTGAAGAGGGAACAGCATCCAGAGCATCGTAATCGGGAGCCATTAAAATGGAACCCTTATACGAAGTTGGAGCACGTGTAACATAATGGAAACGGAGACGAGAGAACTTGTATTGTTCAAAGCTACCCGCAATGGTTGATAACCATGGGAAGGTAGCTGAAAGACCGGGATTGAGATAATATTGGTTAACACCGAAAGAGAGGCTCCCACTAATAGTGGAAACTAACTCTCGATGTGTCACCCGTATCATCCGTCTCCCGTTCATTACTTTCGGTGTCCGAGAAACCTGCCCGATAGCCTTGGCTATAGGTGCAGAATTCTTGATATTATTTTGTTGACTCTGGCTTTGACGGGCCAGCTGACCTGATTGTTTATTCTGATTCTTCTTTTGTGCCATTGTATGGGATACCACCCGGCAAAGGTGCGACTGTACATCGAGGAAGGCTGTGAAAACCACAGAGAGGCCGTGCAGTCTGTCGGCGTTTAGGAGAGACATCTCCCTAACGACTTACGAGAGACGACATAACCACTTAGCACGGAAGTATTAAGGCCGAAGCCACCGTTTTGGTCTCATTATCTTCCCCAACCCCATAGCCCAAATTACAAATTGGGACTTTCCGACTCAGGAACTTCCAGCTCAATGAGAGACTGGGAACTACAGAGTCTAAGATCCGGAGTATAAATCTCCTTCGTTGAAAGACGAAGGACTAACCCATCCTTAAACGACTCACGAAATGACGCCTTAATAGTCTTAGAGGGAAACCTGAAAGATAATTTAGGGCGATCAAAATCGTAAGGTCGAGCAAGGATAGGAAATTTATATTCTTTCTCTTCAAAAGGAAGAATCCCCTTATTGTAGGGACCAAAGATTGGTTCCAAAGTCAGAGCGGGACGATGTCGTAGGAACAACGGTTTCGTAAAGAAACCTCTCTCCTGCACTAGTCCAAGACTAAAGCGAGGAGGTAGCTCCCCCTTCTCGACAGAGGCCCTCTTTCTCTCTTTCAAGAAATACGCCCATCTACGCTGAAAAGAAGTCAATCGATTGGACAACAACTCTGGACGGGTAAAACCTAATCCTCCCCTAGAAAAGGGAAGGAAGAGATTATACTCACCATGATTAGTTGAGCGATCAATTAATTCTTTATTATAATGAAGAAACCGACGATGAGCCCGACTAGGTCGGACAGCATTACGGACTGTTTCATTATATAGCGCCCAAACTGGAGCATCCTTTGCGGTATCTCTACCAGTTAATTTTGACTGACCAGTCAAAAGTCCGGTATTGAGGTAACCCAAAAAGGTAAATCTCCCATTTGTAAACGTGTATAACTGTGAATTCACGGTCAAAACACGAGGATGAACATAGTTCTTTCCAAGAGAGAGAGTAAACCCAACTCTGGAAATCTCTTCAAGCCAAAGTTGATACAACCGAGAATCGGACCGAAATAGGATATCATCACCGTTCACAAGAACGGGGAGATCTTCCATTTCGATCTTTTTCCCAGTATATTTTTCTAACGCTACCCAATAACATACAAGATTAATAGTACATAGAATAGGGAAGGATAAAACCGACCCCATCAACTGACCATTAGTCTGTAAGAAGCTCGAAAGAGCTCCCTTTGACAGTTTTACCATCGGTTCAGGATAGTGTATACGCTGTTCATAAAGAACATCGCGTAACAAATCTTGATCGAATGGTCTTAGTTTCGACTTATCTAAGGAAGCCTCAAAGGCCAACTTAGTAAACCAAAGATTAAGACCGTCCGTAGCAGCAGAATAATCTCCGGAAACCCAATCCGGGAGACATAAACCAAGTTTACGCTCCCGAGATAGGAGACCGTCGAGATCATCTATTCCAAGCGGACGACCAGTCAAAGAGAATTGGGGGAACTTCTGAAGATAATTCCAAAGGTCCTTCTGATAAAATCTGGAAAACCAGTACTTAAAAGAATCACCCTTGGTAATTAACCTCACTTTCAGAGGTTCACAAACAGCGGAAACTTTCACGTTCTGAGTTCCCATCGCTGCAAAGGATCGAACCTCGGTAAGAGTTGGAGCCGCTACACCGTAGATTGGCTGCACTTTACCGGGATAAATCTCTTGCATCGATAGTAATTCAGGAAATGATAGTTCGGCTTGAAGAGTCTTTCTAACAAACTCTCTAGCTCCTCCCTCACTTCGGACGGACTGCCAAGAGGCAGCCGGAGAAGCTTCCACAAGACGTGGAGTAGAGGGAGGGAACTTTAAGAAAAAACGATAAAAATAGGTGGAGTATTCGACAATGTCGAAGACGTTAGCTTCGGGAACATTACTAAGGGCAAGTTTGTGTTTGAGCATATTTTCGAGAATAAAATCCTCAGAAACTACAGCACAACCACGCTTGACCCCCTGTAAGTAACCGGCCCATAAACGGGTATTTTTATTGTTGAAGGAGACGAGACGATTCTTTAGAATCCGACGAATCCTACCCTTAAATACTAAAGGGTTCGAAAGAAATCCAACAGGAACAGTGGGTAATTCCTGGTGAAGATACCTAGCCATAGGCCAGGCAGTAGTATACTTCGCGAACTTTATAAAAGACTCACGAGGCCAATCTTTTGCTTGAATAAACAAGGAAAGTTGGTCAACCAAAGGAAGTAATCCTATCTTAGGGATGCTGTCATTAAGGACTTCTAGAACTGCTCTGCAGAAATAGATAGCCTCAAAAACAGATTCCCCAGGGATTACCCACTTGGTCGGTTTTACCTTTAGACCTCCAAGAAGAGGGAGACACTCTCGTAAAAGAGTACACCCCTTCTTGGGCCTTAGGTCAAAGGTGACTTCTCTTCCCGGACCACTCCGGGACAGGGAGCCGATCATCTCATCGAGAATTGTCAATCCTTGTGGATTAGACAAGGTTGATGGTCTCTTAGGG